ATCTCGTTCGTATCCACCAGCCCTGATTTGGGTGAACTGGCGCAGACTGGCCGGGACCAGCCGCGACTGGAAACGGTTTGGGATGACCAGCACGGAACGCTCGAGGCTGAGCTGGGGGGATGGTCAGAACGGTTCTTGGGCATGACCCTTATGCCGTGGCAGGCGCGGGCGTTGGCGGGTTTGACTGCGTTACGTGCCGATGGCCGGTTCCAGCATCGCATGGGGTTGGTGTCCACGGCCCGGCAAAACGGTAAAACGCACGCGCTCGCAACCTTGGTCGGCTATTTCCTGACCGTGGAGCCTTTGCGGCGGGGTGCACCCGTGACGGTGCTGTCCACCGCGCACCGACTGGACGTCGCGGTCGAGCTGTTTCGCAAACTGGCTGAACTGCTGGAAACCCAGTTCGGGGCGAAGGTCACTTGGGCGTATGGGCGTAACGAGGTGCGGATGCCGGACGGTTCAAGGTGGCTGGTCAAGGCTGCTAGCCCATCGGTCGGCCACGGCTTGTCGGTTGACCTTGTGGTGGCTGACGAGGTGTGGGACATTAGTACCGACGCCATCGATCAAGGCCTGCTGCCAACTATGCGTGCGCGACCGAACCCGCTGATGGCGATGTGGTCCACCGCTGGCACCGAGTCCTCAACCGTGTTTTTGCGCTACCGGGAACAAGGGTTGCGGCAGATTGACGCCGGCCAACAGGGTCCGCTTTACATGGCCGAATGGTCCCCGCCACCTGATCTTGATCCGATGACACCAGCCGCGTGGGCTCACGGCAACCCGGCACTCGGCCATACCCTGCAGGCTGACACGATTGCCGCTGAGGCACAGTCACCTGACCGGGCAGCGTTCCTGCGCGCCTCGGTCAACTTGTGGGTGGCGTCGGATCGGGCTTGGGTGCGTCCCGGCCAATGGCCCAAGCTGCAGGTTGAAGAAATACCGCCGGGTGGGGTGATCGCTGTTGAGTCCAGCCTTGACGACTCTCGATACTTTGGGGTGCGGGCCGCCCCGTTCGGCGACGGTCGGATTGGGGTCACGGTCGCGTTCCATGTTGACACCATCGCCCAATGCGTCGCCAAAATCGCCGAACTAGCCGCCGACCCGAAAATACAGTTCGCGGTCAGCCCGACCATCGAGCTGCACCTACCCCCATCGCTTGAGCGCAGGTATCAGGTCGTCGGCTACGGCGAACTATTGCGCTACACGCCGGCGGTAAAAAACATGATTGAGGAACGCACCCTGCGGCACACCGGAGAACAAATGCTCGCGGAGCACGTTCAGCGCGCGGTTGCGGTCCGTTCGCAAGGGTCGATGGCGTTGTCGTCGCAACGGTCACCCGGCCCGATCGAGTTAGCCCGCTGCATGGTGTGGGCCGCCGCGCTCGCCGCGAAACCCGCCGTTGTCGGGAAACCCATGATCGTTGTCGCCGGGATGTAACATCGCGGCAGGCACCCCTCGCCTGCGTCTTGCCTTTCGTCGGGATCGGACACGACCGACGGGGGGTGCCACCAAAACGCGATCAGATCGGGCAACATAGACACATGGCCATCTTTAGCAAGTCGATCACCAAAGGCGCAGTGAGCCCCGAGCCGGCGAAAGCCGCGGCGGCTGGCGGGTACACCAGCAACCAAGCCGGTGTGTCAATGATCGGCCAGTATTACTCATACCAAGAAGGTGAAGCCCGCAACCGTGCCGTGTCCGTGCCCGCGATCTCGCGTTCGCTTAACCTGTTCAAGTCCGTCATCGGGTCAATGCCGCTGCGAATGTATAACGAGCGGTGGATGGACGGCACCCGCGAAAAGGTGTACCTCGATCCGCGTTCATGGTTGCGCCGACCCGACCCCACCGTGCCGTACCAGTTCCTAATGGGGTGGACGCTTGACGACCTGATGATGTTTGGGCGCGCGTTCTGGTACATCACATCACGCACCGCCGACGGCTATCCAGCGTCCTACACACGTTTGCCCGCCGGCTCCATCACCACACCCCAAATGGCCGGCCCCGTCTGGTTCGCACCAGCCAATGAGGTGTATTTCAATGGCGGCATGGTTGACCCCGACAACCTCGTCCAGTTCCTGTCACCAGCGCAAGGCCTGATCTATTCGGCACCGGGTGCGATTGAGACCGCGCTCAAGATTGAGGCCGCGCGCAACCGCAACGCCGCATCGGCGATCCCGGCCGGCACCCTCTACCAGCGCGGTGGGGAACCCATGAGCGCGCAAGAACTCGCCGACCTGGCTTCGGCGTTCAACGCGGCTCGAGCCACCAACCAAACCGCTGCGCTCAACGAGTTCGTGGAATACAAAGAGACCAGCATGACGCCCGACAAAATGCTGTTGATCGAGTCCGCGAACTACAGCGCGCTTGAGGCCGCCCGCCTCGCCAACGTGCCGCCCTATCTGGTGGGTGTGTCTACTGGCTCGTACTCGTACCAATCCAGCCAACAGGCCCGCGCCGACCTCTACATCTTTGGCGTCAAACTGTACGCCGAAGCCATCGCTGAAACCCTGAGCATGGACAACGTGCTACCCCGCGGCACATACGTGGAATTTGACCCGACGGATTACCTGACCGAAGGGATCATCGCCGACCAAGCCGATGAACCCGTAGAGGAAAACACGCAAGAAAGGTTGGCGAACTAATGCCCTACTACATCACGAAAGACGCTGAGGATTGTGCCGGTTGGGCGGTCGTCACTGCCGAAATGGAAATCCAAGGTTGCCACCTCATGAAGCAGGACGCCATTGACCAAATGGTGGCGATCAGCAACGAGGAAGGCATCGAGCCCGGCGGCGAACTAGAAATCGAGGAGGAGGACGACATGGAAGAAATGCAAGCGGCGGCCAAGCCCGTCAAACTGCAAGCACAGGTCTGGCTTGAAGCCGCCAAAGGCGAAGGCAAGCGCACGATCAGCGGCATCGCCGTCCCTTACGGAGTGGACGCCACGGTGACAGGTGGCGAGAAAATCCGTGTTGAGGCCGGCGCGCTCCCGACCGAAGGCAAAGCCCCCAAACTGTTCATGTACCACGACTCGACACAGCCCGTTGGCGTCGTCACCGAGCGCGTGGAAACCGAGGAAGGGATGCTGTTTTCGGCCCGGATCGCGCCGACCGTCGCAGGCGATGAAGCCCTGACGCTTGCGCAGGAGGGCGTCCTTGACAGCGTTTCCATCGGCATCAACCCGACCAAGTGGCGTATGGACGGCGACACCATGGTCGTCAAAAAGGCCGAATGGATTGAGCTCAGCCTCGTCCCGGTGCCCGCGTTCGCTGGTGCACAAATCACCGACATCGCCGCCAGCATCCACCAAAACGACATTCCCGTCAGTAATAATCAAGAAGTGACCCCCGAAAAGGAGACCCCCAACATGGACAAGATCGAAGCCGCAGCCGCCGAGGAGACCATCCCCACCACGCCGCTGTTCGCACAGCCGCGCCGCGAGTTCAAGATGCCATCGGCAGCCGAATACCTCGCCGCGATGCACATCGGTGGCGACACTTTCCGCAAAGTCAACGAAGCGTTCGTCGAAGCGCGCAAGGCCAAGCAGTCGGCCCTTGAAGCCGCCGCGGGTGACGTACTCACCACCGACACGCCCGGCTTGCTCCCCATCCCTGTGCTCGGACCCGTGTTTGACGACCTGAACTACATCCGTCCAGTTGTCGCGGCCGTCGGTGCACGCGCATACCCAGATGGTGGATCGTCCAAGACGTTCATCCGTCCGACGTGGACGACGCACACCGCGGTCGCCGCACAAACCGGCGAACTCAACGGTGCAGGCGGTGCACAAACCCCCGTCATCGCGTCCAACTCGGTGAGCAAGACCACGCTTTCGGGCACGATCCAGCTGTCAGTTCAGGACATTGACTTCACCAGCCCGGCCGCCATGGAAATCATTTTGCGCGACCTCGCCGGAATGTACCTCATCGCATCCGACAACTTCTGCGCCGACCAGATCGTCGCACAAGGCGGCACCAGCGGTGTGACGTGGACATTCAACGCCACCGACCCGAGCGACCTGATCGACAGCCTCTACGAAGTTGCCGAGTCACAGCTCGACGCCACAAACTTCTTGCCCGATCACCTGTTCGTGTCCGCAGACGTGTGGCGCAAGTTGTCACGTCAGCTTGACGCCGACAAGCGACCTATCTTCCCATACGCGGCAGCCGCCGGTCTGATGGGCGTGAACGGTCTTGGCACGCAGAACATCACCACCACCAACACGCTGAACCCGCTTGGCCTGAACCTCGTCGTCGACAAGAACTTTGCCGCCGGCACCATGGTTCTCGCCCGCGGTCAGGCCATTGAGTTCTACGAGCAGATCCGCGGCCTCATGTCCGTGGAAGTGCCGTCGCAACTCGGTCGCCAGTTCAGCTACTACGGTTACGTGTCGACGTTCATCGCCGACCCGACCATGGTGTCCAAGATCGCCTGCAACTGATAAGCCGTTAGGAGGCCGACAACATGGCCACTTACACGGTCACCAACAAATACCTGATCGACGATTACGCCGTCCTCCAGCTCCTCACCCCTGCGGAGCTGGAGGTCGGCCAATCGATCACGGTCGCAGGCGTGGACGCCACGTTCAACGGCAACTACACCATCCGGGCGTTGCCGCAATACCGATACACAGGCGTTGACGACGAAGGCGACCTGCTCTACGACTTTGATGAGCCGATCGCCAACCAAGTGCTGTACGCCAAAACGGCCGCCGATGTGGAGCGCACCGCGGCCACCGGCACCGTCTCGAGCAACCCCGTGTGCACATGGATCGTCGCAAACGACATCGCTGATTGGCTGTACGGAACGCAAGCCGTAACCGCGGACGTTACGTTCCTGACGATCTGCGCGGCCGCCGCTAACCAGTTCTGTTATCGCCGCCGCGTAGAAGCCGGCTATGTGGACTCCCTGACCACGGTGCCATCGCAAGACGTCAAGTTGGGCACGATCATGTACGGCGGTGCCTTGTACCGTCAGCGCGGCTCGATTGACCAGTTCGCGTCGTTTGACGCCATGGGCACCACATCCGTCGTCGGGCTGGCCCCGATTGTCAAACAGCTGTTGGGGATTGACCGCCCACAGGTGGCCTGATGGCCGTTCAAACGTACACCGATTTGTTCAACACGGCGTTGAACAACCTGTCGACGTTCCTGAAAACCGTGACCGGCTTGCGCGTGGTAACAGACCCTCGGAACATTGTCCCGAACTGTGTGTTGATCCAAGCCCCGTCGTTTACGGCATGGACGAACAAGGCTGTGGACATCACCTTCCCCATCACCATCATCGGCGTTGGCCCCGGCAACGAGGACGCCCTACGCAACATCCTGAACGTCGTCAGCCAAGTGCTAAACAAGAACGTGGCGGTGACCGACGGCCGGCCCGTCACCCTTGACATGGGCGGCACCATCGCCCCCGCCTACGAACTGACCGTCAAAATGTTGGGACAAACCCCGTGAAATGGATCGTAGTAAGCCCCCGCGTCGGACGCCCCGGAGCCGAATACGACCTCGAAAGCGCGCACGCCAACGGCATCAACGTCGCCGGCCTGATCGCTGGCGGGTTCATCAAACCAGCCGAGCAATCCACACAAACCGAACCGAAACGGTCTAAAGTCAAGAAAGAACCGAAGGAGTAACCCCCCATGTCGACCAGCACCTACCTGTCCAACCCGGTCGTAACCGTCAACTCGGTGGACCTCAGCAACCAGTGCACCGCCGCGGTGCTCACCCGCACCGTGGAAGCCCTCGAAACGACCGCGTTCGGAAGCACATCCCGGTCGTACACGGGCGGCCTTCAGAACAACGAGCTGACGCTGACCCTGCTGATGTCTTACGCCTCGAGCGAAACCTACGCGACGCTCAAGTCGCTGGTGGGCACCACGACCACGGTGCGTGTGCAGCCTGCCGCGCCGCCGGATGGTGCCACCAACCCCGGTCTCGTCGTCACCGGCGCATACCTTGAGTCGCTGCCCGTCTTGAACGCACAGCTTGGCGCGCTCAGCACCATCGACGTCACGTTCACCGGCGGCACGTTCTCCGAGGACGTCACCCCGTAACCTCTGGCTGACTAGATCGGCCCGACACGAAAGGAAGCCATGAAAATCACGATCCGCTACACCCGCAAAGGTGAGTCGCAAGAAGTGTCAACGACGCTCGGCACCATCGTCGCGTGGGAACGCAAGTTCAAGCGCAAAGCATCCGACATGGCTTCGGGCATGGGCATCGAGGACATCGCATACCTAGCATTTGAGGCGAGCAAAACCCACAAGGTCGCTGTGCCGGCCGCGTTTGACGACTTCTTGAACCAGTTGGACAGCATTGAGGTGGCTGCGGAGGAAACCGAAAACCCTACCCCCGCGGAACCAACCGACGAGCACTAGCCGAACTGCTAGTCGGCACAGGTTGGTGGCCGCCACACATCGAGTTTGACATGGCTGATCTGGTAACGGTCGCTAAGGTTTTGGACGACCAACGGAAGCAGCGCAAATGACCAACGTGGAAGTGATCGGCGTCAAAGAAACCATCAAGGAACTGCGCCAACTGGACCCTGAACTACGGAAACAGTTCAACCGTGACGCCAAGAAAGTTGCCGAACCGATCCTGAACGAAGCCAAAAGCCGGTACCCGGACAAGTACCTGTCGGGCATGGCACGAATGTGGAGCCAGCGCGGCCGCAAACTATTCCCATACAGCCAAAAAGACGCGCAACGTGGCGTGGTATTCAAGATCGACACCGGCCGGCGCGCGACCAGCATCCTGACGATCATTCAGAAAAACCCGGCTGCCGCCATTGTGGACATGGCCGGCAAAGGCGGCGGCACCAACACGCAGGGCGCACGGTTTATCAGTCAGTTGTTCGGCACCCCGTCGCGTGTCATGTGGCCGGCTGCAGAGTCCCAACAGGCCGCCGTCACCGATGCCATGATGGAACTAGTGAAAGAAGCCGCTGCAACGGTTGAAAACAGGATTACGGTCATCAAATGAGCATTCGCATCCCTATCATCAGCGAGTTCGATGGCAAGGGGATTGAGCGCGCCCAAAAAGAGTTTGCGAACCTTGAGGGCGCGGGTGCGAAAGCCGGGTTTCTTGTCAAAAAGGCGTTTCTGCCGGCGACGGCCGCGATTGCTGGTTTGGCTGTCGCCCTCGGTGACGCCACGAAGGCGGCTATGGAGGACGCAGCCGCGCAAGCCCAACTTGCCCTGACGCTGCGGAATGTGACCGGGGCAACCGACGCCCAGATTGCGAGCGTTGAGAAATCGATCAGCGCGATGTCTATGGCGACCGGCATTGCAGACGATCAGCTGCGGCCGGCGTTTGAGGCGTTGACTCGAGGCACCAATGACATAGCGGTGTCGCTGCAAAACATGACGTTGGTGACCGACATTGCCACCGCCACAAATAGGCCGCTAGTTGAAGTTGCTGACGCCCTCGCCAAAGCCTATGAAGGAAACTACAAGAGCCTGCGAAGCCTCAGCCCTGAGATGGCTGCGCTCATCAAGGAAGGCGCGTCACTTGACCAGATCATGGCGGTGTTGGGTGGCACGTTCGGCGGGGCCACCAAGACGTTTGCCGAGACCGCGCAAGGCGGGTTTGCCCGGCTGACCGTAGCCATGAACGAAACCAAGGAAGCGGTCGGTGCCGCCCTGTTGCCCATTGTTGAGCGCGCCTTGCCGGTATTGCAGAAGTTCGCGTCATGGGCGGCTGAAAACCCGAAGGCGTTTCTGGCGATCGCTGCCGCGATCGGTGCTGTCGCCACCGCCATCGTCGCAGTCAATGTGGCCATGATGCTCAACCCGTTCAGCGCAATAGCCGCAGGCATCGCCCTACTGGTGGTTGCCGTCGTGGCCGCATACAACAAATTTGAGTGGTTCCGTAACGGTGTCAACGCCGTGTTCAACTTTCTTGCCGGCGGCATTGAAAACTTTGTCAATGGGTTCATCGACGGCATCAACTTCCTAATCCGCGGCCTGAACCTGCTGCCCGGCGTGGACATCGCCCCGATCGAGATGCGGTTGAGCCTGCCCCGGCTTGGCGGCGGCGGCGGGTCCGCGATGACGTGGTTGGCCAGCGAAAACCGGGGCTCTATGCCTACGGCGTCGGCCCCCAATTTGGCGATCCCTGCAGCCGCGATAACGGCCGCTGTGGGCGGTGGGGGCGGTGGAGGTGGCGGTGGGGGCGGTTCGCGCGTCTCCGGGGCTCCTAGTGGCCTCTCCGTGGCTCCTACAGCCGCAGGGCTGGCCGCCGCAGACTTTTTCAGCCAAGGGCTTGATAACCCTCGGGTACGTCAAGAAATCAACGTCAACATAAACGGCGGCCTCGGTACGTCAGCTGAGATCGGTGAGGCGGTCGTCAACGCCATCAGGCAATACAACCAAGTGCAAGGCCCGGCACCAATCGCGGTCGTCTAATGGCCGCAGTCACCATCCCCAACGCAGGCACCTACGATCTGCTCGTCGACGTGGGGTTTCTCGTTGACGGTTTCACGCTTGACGACCCCGTCAAAGGGTTATTGGACAACACGACCTATGTGCTGGATGGCACGACTAGTTTCGCCTCGGTAGCCGAAGGCACCACCAACGTGTATGTGAAACGTGGCCGCGAGGACGAAGGCGACGCGATCACCAACGGCATCATGACATTCACGCTCAACGACACGCTTGCCGACGGCGTATTCAACCCGTTCGACGACGACCCGAGCAACCCGTACTACGACCAAGCCGCGGGCACACCCGGTTTGGCCCCCGGTCGCGCCGTCAAACTCGTCCGCTACAACGCCAGCAACGTCGCCCAGATGATCTTTTCGGGTTTTGTCGTGAACTACGACTACCAGTTCACCCTCGGCGGTTTGGACACCGTGACCGTGTTCTGTGTCGACAACATGTACCGCCTAGCCCAAACCTTCATCACCGGCCACAACCCCACCAAAGAATTCACCGGGGCGCGCATCAACGCCATTTTGGACCGCACAGGCGTCAACTACCCAACAGGCGCGGCCCGCAACATCGCCACCGGCACCGTCGAACTAGGCGGCGGCAGCCAATACGCCATCGCCGAAGGCACCAACGTCAAAGCCTATTTCGACCAAATCACCTACTCGGCCGAACGCGGCCGCATCTTCATTGACCGGGACGGCGTGCTCGTCAGCCAAGACCGCATCGGCGCGGTCAGAGGAACACCCGACCTGTATTTCAAGGACGACGGCACCGGCGCAAAATACAACGACCTAGAAATCTCGTTCCAAGCCGAGGACATCATCAACCGAGTGGCCATCACCCCCGCTGGCGGCACTCAACAGCTCGCCAACGACACCGCTAGCCAAACCGAGTTTTTCATCAAGTCGCTTTACATTGACGGCAGCCTCCTACACGACAACAGCGCGGCCCTCACCCTTGCCAACTACCTGCTTGAGCCGACCGCCGAACCCCGGTTCACATCCGTAGCCACCTTTTACGGCACCCTCACGACCAGCCAACGCGACTCGGCCGCCATCCTTGACATCGGCGACTACATCGCCATCCAGAAGTCAATTCTTGTTGGGGGTAGCCCAACCCAACTAGCCCAGGACCTGACCGTCGAGGGCGTGGAGCACCGCATTGATTTTGACCGCGGCCACACATCCCGTTATTTCACCGCCGTCGCCACCGTCATCTACGACCTGATCCTTGACGACCCCGTGTATGGCACCATGGACTCGTTCAATGTTCTAGGCTGATTGGCATGGCAACCCCCACCACCCTGCCCGCATCGTTCTCAAGTGGTGCCGTCCTGACCGCCGCCCAAATGAACAATTTGCGTGGTGCTTTTCGTGTGCTTCAAGTAGTCAGCACCGTCAAAACCGACACATTCACGTCAACTAGCACGTCATACACGGACATTACAGGCCTGTCGGCAACGATTACGCCGAGCGCAACATCAAGCAAAATCCTCATTATGGCGCAAGTGACCGGATCAATTTCTAACGCCAACTCTGACGCGTATTTCGTTCGGTTAGCCGGTGGCAACTCGGGCAACTTTGTTGGTGACGCCGCATCACTGCGAACAAGGGCAGCGTCGGCCAGCTTGTACGCCGCACCAGCCGCCGCGTGGCTTCCGTATTACACCCTGCAAAACCAAATCATCACCTATTTGGACAGCCCAAGCACCACATCGGCCACAACCTACAAAGTACAAATCGTTGTGCCGGGCGGCACCGCATACATCAACCGAACAGGATTCGACGCAGACAACGCCTACAACGGTCGTGCCGCATCAAGCATCACGGTCATGGAGATCAGCGCATGATTGACTACACCCTTATTTTGCGCACCAAATACGCGGGCAAACAATGGACGTTGAACGGCGATACTTACGACGGCCTAGTATGGCTGTCCGATACCCCAAAGCCGACGCAGGCCGAACTGGACGCACTTTGGCCGCAAGTGCAATACGAGACACAAGTAGCCGCTGTTGAGGTCGCCCGGCTGACCGCATACGAACAGCAATCAGACCCGCTGTTCTTCAAGTGGCAGCGCGGCGACGCCACCGAGCTTGAGTGGCGTGAAGCGGTCGCCAAAGTAAAGGCCGAAAACCCGTACCCCCCGGCACCGTGATGACATGGCTGAAGGCGTTCTCATTGCTCTCATTACTGGCGGGTTCAGCCTTGCTGTGGCGTTTATACATCGTGGCTTCAAAAGGCAACACCAAGACCACGGCATCATCGCCGACAGCCTTGACCGAATAGAAAACAAGATTGACCGCCACATTGAGAACCATGACCGCTAGAGACAAAGCCATCCTCGGGTCATACGCCCGCAGCTTCTTGACCGGGGCTATCACCCTGTATTTGGCTGGTGAGACCGACCCGCAAAAATTGTTGGCGGCAGGCATCGCAGCAGTGCTCCCCCCGTTGCTGCGCTGGTTGAACCCGAACGACAAGGCATTTGGGCGTGGCAGCCAAGAAACAGACAGCGGCCACTAGACGCCCCTACACTGGCTTCAACGGTGTCGCAGGCGGCACCACAGCCGGCCTGCAAATCCTGATCCGCACGCTCGAGCGCGAAACCCAACGCGGCCTATGGAACAACGGCGCATGGGGTGTCCGGGACATGAAAGGCAAGCCCGGTAACCCGTCGGTGCACGCCACGGGCAGGGCGGTTGACATGAGCTGGCGAAATGTTGAAGGGCCCAAAGGCGACGGCCCAAATCACGCTTGGCGTAGCCAGCCTTACCAATCAGCCTGTCGCATCATTGACCGCCTGGTCGCGAACGCGGACGCCATCGGGCTCGAGATGGTGATCGACTATTTCCCGCACCCGTGGGGCAGGGCGTGGCGGTGTGATCGTGGCCGGTGGCGCAAATACGACAGCCGCACCGTGTCAGGTGCACCGGGCGGCGACTGGTTCCACATCGAGATCAGCCCCGCCATGGGAGCCAACCCCGAGGGCATGAAAGCCGCGCTGGCATTGGTGTTCCCACCAAATCCACCACAACCCTGAAGTAGTGCTCTAGGGTCGGTGTTACCCGACGAAAGGAGCAATACATGGCAGAGTGCCAAACCTACATTTACGAGGTCATGCGAACCGTCCTAGAAAACGGCCAGCAAGTGCTCGTCCAAATCTTTCGGGACACCGAGGAGCTGAAAGTGCTCCACGCCCAAATCGCGTTTAAGAACGCGGTCGGCGACTCATGGGGTGTGCCGTACCAGTTGGAGGTGGCCGAATGAAAGCCGAAATCCTGATCGTGGGCTACATAGCCACCCTGTTCGGTCTTGCGACGCTCCCAGAGGCTCCTGACGCGTCTGGTGCCATTCTGGAAGCACCCCCCGCCACGGTGTACGAGTACCCCTACGGGGAAAGCCCCGAAACGGTGCCCACCACGACCAGCACGACGACGACGGTGTGGGTCGAACCGCAACCGAAATCCGCGTGCGAACAAGCCCTGCAACTGGCCCTCGACGTGGGTTGGCCAGCCGAGGAAATGGCGACATTGGCCCGCGTCCTGTGGAAAGAGTCCCGATGCACCCCCGGTCCGGTCCACAACCCCGATGACCCGATGGGCGGCTCAAGGGGCCTGCTCCAAATCAACGGCTTCTGGTGCCTCCCGAACAGCAACTGGCCGACCGGCTGGCTCCAGCACCACGGCATCGTCACCGAATGCGACGACCTGTACGGCTCGGAAACCAACCTGCGCGCCGGTCTCGCGATCTGGCGCAATTCTGGGTGGCACCCATGGGGTATGAAATGAACAGCAACGAATACTGGCCCGACTCACTAAGCGAAGGAACCCGACAAATGATCAACGACGCAAGTTTCCAAATGTGGCAAAACTTCTTTGACGAACTAAGCCTCACACCAGCCCAGAAACGGCGACGCGACCGGGTCAGCCTCGGCCGCCGCATTCGGCTCATCGCCACCGACCTCGAGCTGTCCGGCCAAACCGCCGACGCCGCCGTCCTGATGGAAGCCGCCCAGACGCTGATGGAGATGGATCAATGACACAGCCCACGCTGTTTGACGCCCGGCAAGAAGCCGAACAGGCGATGGAACAGATCGCCGGCAACACTAACCCACAATTCGACGCAGACTGCGAAAACGCTGTGCTCACGGTCGGCCGGATGCATCGCACATTCACCACCGACGACGTGTGGGAATGGCTTGAGCATCACCCGTCAGCGGTCGCGCACGACAACCGGGCGATCGGCCCAATCATGTCGCGCCTACACAAAGCCGGCAAAATCCGTTTCACGAACCAGTACCGGCCATCGCGTCGCCGGCACGCGACACCGATTAGGGTGTGGGAACTGGTCTAACTAGGAGCATCCCGACATGGCTAAAAATAAGGAATTGTCCCAATTAGGGCTCGAATTTGCGATGGCCCAACTGGACTTATATTGGGAAATCATTTGCACCCTCGACAGATGGCTGGCAATTGAAACCAACAGCAAAATCAATTACTGGAAAAACGAAGCGTTTTCAATTGCTGCCCGCACGGAAAAAGCCGATCATTTGTACGACGAAGTGATTAGCAAACTTGGGAAAACAGATGGCATTTGACCTAAGTAACTACGAAACGGTTGAGGAACGGCTGGTTCGCTGGTGGGCCGCATACCCGGACGGTCAGATCGTCACGACAATGGTGCATTACGACGGCAAAACCGTGGTGTTTCGCGCCGAAGGCATTATCGCCGGCCACACCATCGCGACTGGTTTTGCTGAGGAAGTGCACGGCTCGAGCCCCGTCAACAAAACATCGTTCGTGGAGAATTGTGAGACGTCTGCGATTGGCCGCATGATCGGCAACAGCCCCCTGGGCACCAAACCCGGTGCACGTCCATCCCGACAGGAAATGCAGAAAGTTGAGCGCAGCGGTTTTCCGCCGGCCCCAGAAGCCCACGGCGGCCTCGCCACCCCAAAACAACTGAACTACATTAAAAAACTGGCCAAAGACCGCGGCATGGACGATGAGCAAGTGTTTGACGAGCTGCGCGAACGGTATGGCCCCGAAGCCGGCTTGCTTGAAACCCTGACCACGCGGCAGGCCAGCCAGATCATTGAGGCGTGGAAATGATTGACACAATTGTTGTATGTACTTATTTGCTGGTTTTGATTGGATTGATACCCACAACATTTCGCATTGTGGTCAAACTTGCTTACGAGCAATGCGCTGAAGGTTCAGACTACGTGTTCTGGGGAGTTGCTTTGATGGGGTTTTTGCTATTTTGGCCAATTGCCTTGCCAGTCGGGATTTTGTCAATAATTCTGCAAAGAAAAGTTGATCAACTTGACTGAGGCTGATCTGAAATCAATCGTGGTGAACCTTGCGCGCCGGTACGGATGGCTGATCCACCACGACCTGCCAGCCATCAACAGGCGTGGCCGGTGGGCAACCCATGTTGAGGGCGACGTTGGTTTCCCGGATCTGGTATTACTGTCCCCTCGATGGGCACACACGATGGTGATTGAATTGAAAGCGGAGAAAGGGAAGGTGTCGCCAGCCCAACAAAAATGGCTTGACGCCTTTACGGCCGTTGGCATTGAGACCCATGTCATCAGGCCTAGCGATTTGGAATACATCACACACCGAATTACCCGACCAGACCTGTACAACTAGAAAGAGATCCCGATGAACGAAGAAACGATCGCCCGGCTAGTGCACCGCATCCGCGGAATGTTCCCCATGGCCGGCGTCCCTAAAGACACCATCATTGAAACATGGTCAGCCGACCGCCGGCTACGCGAAATTGAACTGGACAATCAGCAAAAAGAACAGCTGTTGGGCGAGATCGAGAAGTTGGGGACGTGGCCGACGTTGCCGCAGTTGCGGGCGTTCATGATGGCTGTCACGTTGCAGCCACAAAACGGTGCCCCGGAACGCTGCGAATGGTGCGACGACACAGGTTGGGACAACGGCCTGCGGTTGTCAGGTACGATGCAGAACCCTGTGGTGGAGTCGCCGGCCTTGGAAACGACGTTCGGCGGTTACACATACACGCAAGTGATACCGTGCCGATGCTCCCGTGGGAGCGTCAACGCGGGTCGTTTGCGCACGTTGCAAAGACAATAGAGAAACCCATGACCTACTCGGGGTCGCGCCCGAGGTGGATGACACGCAGAAATGCGGGTAGATCGACGCGCCCCAAAACAGCAACACGACGGTGGCGGGGCAAGGCGTCGAGGCGAATGAGAGGTTGAGCAAGTGGGACCCGGGTAGAGGCAAACCGGGGGGTGGAGCATTACACCCGTCTGCCCAACGATGTGTGAGTGTGTGCGTAAGATACAAACCACACACACATGGCCAAAGAACACAACACCCCGACGTACAAAGCCAACCGGCAGCGGTTACTCGCCGGCAAACCACCCTGCACCTACTGCGGTAAGCCGGCCACAGAAGCAGACCACATCATCCCCGTCATGCACGGCGGCGACAGTTCCATGGACAACTTGACCCCTGCGTGTAAAGAATGCAACAGCCGCCGAGGAAACCGCACACGCCAAGCCAACGACCAAGCCCGCATCGCGGCTCGAGCCAAAGCCATGCAACAACACGGCCACACCGGTTTTTTACCAACGAAACGCTTGACCCCGACCACCGCCGC